ATATCGCTTTAAGCTTTGCCTCTGATAGACCTGTCATTGATTTAAGATCCTTTAATGATCCTTTTGTAAGCTCCTTGTCTCCAAGCTCCGTCTTAAATTCACGCATCAGCTCAAAAGCGTCCGATATGTTCGTAAGGCCTGATGATTTTTTCTTTTCCATGTCATCAACCTGCTTCTTTGCTTTTTGCAGGTTGATAAGCTCTTTCTTTCCTAGACTATATCTCTTCTCAAAGTCCTTAAGCTGTGACTTTGTAAGCTTATTAAGATTAAGCTGCCCTATCTTAAGCTTGTCATACACCTTGCTAAGCTCACTTCCCTTGTCTCTAAATCCCTTTAGTATCTTTGACTTATCAGCCTCACCCATCTTATCAAGCATCTCAAGATTTTTCTTAAGAATGTCTTTGTTTGTCTCTTCCCAGCCTTTGATTATAGTATTTTTAAGATAATCAGGAGGTGAGTTGAGTTTTTTATCTCCAGTGGTGAGCTGTGTTGTAAATCCAGATAGCATCTCACCAAACTTATCCTGTATTGCTTTAAATGCTTCTGAGAAACCTTCGCCAAACCCCTTTCCTAGCTGGATTCCAGCATCAACTAGCTTAGTAAAAGCATCGCCTGCACCCTTTCCTTTGCCAAAAGCATCACCAAGCCCTACAAAAGCTGTTGAGAAACCTGTGATGCTGTCAGTCATCTTCTTAAAGGTTCCTTTTTTCATGACACCTATAAGCCTCTCAAAGGGTGCAAGACCTTGAGCCATCTTTCCTGTGCTCTCTATCACCATTCGCTGTGATTTTCCAAATGTCTTTGCAAACTGAGCCATTTCTCTACCTGCACCTTTTGTGAGACCCATCTTTATAGCTCTTTGCATTTCAGCCGCTGTATCTGTAACTGCATGCGGAAGTAAAGCAATATCCTCCTTTATCATCTTAAGACCGGTTTCTTCTGGTGCCTCCTCAAAAGCTGCGTTTATCTCCTCCATGGAGTCATGAACCTTTGTGGGATCCATCATTCTCTGTAGGACTTCCATGTCTTGTATGTTTGCAGCGCTTTGAAGAGCCTTTCTCATAGGGTGTGATAAGTCTTCCCAGCTTTTTCCTTGAGCTACTAGCTCCTCCCTTATCTTTCTAAATGCGGCACCTGGATCATCGCTATTTGCTAGCTTGAATAGCTCCATAGCGTCTAGCTGTATGCCAAGCTGTGCCAACTGACCAACCATTCCTGTTACCTGATCAAAGCCTTGCATCTTTCCGATAAGACTATTAACATCAGAAACACGAACGCCTATCTGTTGTATCTGGCCTGCTAACTTCGCCATAGACTCAACAGACATAGTGCTATACTTGTCCATCTGCTTATACATAGCTGCTGCAGCCTTTGCAACAACCTTTGGAGATTCTCCCACCTGCTTAGATACGATCTTTGAAGCCTTAGCTAGCCTGTCTAGCATTTCTGTTCCAGCTTTTCCAGTATCAGATACTGAGCGTGATACAAACTCATGTATCTCATCTACACCTATTCCCATACCTTTCTTATAAAGACCTAGAGACAGTGCCGACTCATAGTTAAAATCTCTAAACACCTGCTTTATGTGTGTTTGTGACTTGTCTATTAACTGATCATAAGTCGCAACAGCCTGGCCTATGTTTTCAAAAACTCCAAGAAGACCTACACCTTCAACTCTAAGCTTCTCGTTTGTTGTCGCGACGCCTTGAACAAGCATGTTTTCCCATGTTTTCATTGCGTTGTTCGTTGTTTTGTTTCCAGTGTTTACGTAGTCTTGTGCCTGACCGTATATCTCCTGTATCCTGTTAAAGTAAACGCCATACTGCTGCGTCCAGTCATTAAGAGCTTTTCCTGTATTGTCGGAGAGATTGATAAGGCCTCCAGCCATTCCCTTAATTCCGCCGACAACTTTCGAAGCAATATCACCAACTTTTGGTATAAGGCCACCTGGTCCAGCTGCCTTGTCTGCCATTGATGTTGCGCTGGTTAGTGCTGTTTTTGTCGCAGTAGTAGATGACTTAAGCTGCGTATTTAGTTGATTTTGAACAGCTTGCTGTGAGGAAGCTGTTGTAGGTGAGGTAGTAGTGGTAGTTGGAGAAGTTTTTCCACCTCCCGCTACCGGTATTCCCTTGCTTAAAGCAGCTAATAAACTAGTCTGTTGTTGGTTATTTGTTTTTATTACGCCGACTAACGCTCTTATTTCATCTTCTAGTGACAATATTCACCTCTGGTAAATAAATATAACCCATATAAAAATTAAGAAAATTTTCTAGGCCCTATTTCACCCATAGGAATAGTTTGCGAAGACTTTGCCTTCTCTATCTCTGCGTTTCTATCTTCAAAATGTTTTATCAACCTGTCTACAAACCATTTTCTATACCTGACCGGGAGTGAGTATATATCCCTATATTGCATCCGTAAATGCATCTGTAGGGCGAAGCATTCCTCAAGGAATGCCTCCTTATAGTCACTCCCGAGGCCAAAAAAACTCCGTGGTTATGGGCAGGCCGACCCTTGAATCTTCGCCACAGGATGTGCATTTCATCCATAAGTTCATGTCGATTCCGGGCTCGACATCTTCCATAAATTTTCTTAGCTTTCTCGAGTCAAGCGCTGGCATGTTATAGATAAACTTTGTTATCTTATTTTTATCTGTAACTCCGTCGATATCAACAATAGAGGTTAAAAGCCTTCCTGTCACAGTGCTTCCAACTAAATCGTTAGGAAACATCTTTTTTCTTCTATCTTCTGTTACCTCTATCTCATTTTGATCCCTTGCTGTTAGTAGTTTAAACCGTACGGTCTTTTTTGTAACAGGGAGCTTGAATTCAAAAAGATTAACTCCTGGTGCAACAGGATTCGTAGTTAGCCTCTTTATCTCTAGATTTGCAAGATTAAACGTGTTGTTATTTTTCGCTGAGCACATTGGACAATCGACTGCTGCTTTGTAATCTGTGCCATAACCGGTTATCCTTATTGACACCATAAGGGCATTTCTATCACCGGCTAGCATATCATCAGGATCTATTGACTTATCAATAAGACATGATCTCATAAGCTCAGTTAAAACCTTTCCTCTCTGTATTAGCGCACGAGAGGTAAGTATGTCTTCCTCCCTAGCGGTCATTGCCTTTATATCCACTTTTTGTTGACAATATAGTGGGCTTCCCTCTGGATATATCACACCTTGCGACGGAATAGGCACAGATTCTACTGGCACCTCCCATCCGAAATCATCTGCCATGACATCTCTTGTATCAATATTTGGATGTTCATTTTTAACAGAGTTAAATATTTCATTTCTTTTTGACCTATCTGACACTTAAGTCTCCTCACATTATAAAATAAGATACAATTATCGAAGCCAAAAGTAAATAAAAAAGGCTCCAAAAGGAGCCTTGATATATCTTTCTTGGATGCGATATTAGAATTGCAAAACGCAATTATCAAATCTAATAGTGATATTTACCTGCATAAGACCGTCATTTGTATAGTCTAGACCTTGGAAATCAGCACCTGTTAAAAATGCACCCTTTATATCCCAAAGCTCCACGACAGTTCCAACAGGATCTAATAGCTTGAGCTGTATATCTCTCTTATAAAAATCCGCATATCCCATTCTTCCAGAAACTGTCTCAGTATGAGTTCTAATCCACTCCATCACCTGCTGTGCGCCAGAGGGTGCAATAGGATCATGAAGTGTAATGTTCATGGTTCCAAACTTCATTCTGTTTGCAACGTATCTAAAAGAGTTGATGAAAGGTATCTCAGTTTCGCCACCTGTAAAATTTGGCCTAACTGCTGTCTTGATCAAAAAAGAGTCAATTCCTTCTATTGCAAGTATCCATCTATGTTGTCTTTTTGGCTCAAATTTATTGGGTAGCATGTCTGCGACTGAAAGCGTTTCTGCCATTTTATTCTCCTAATTCTTATATAACTATTCTATTAACTTATTTTATTCTTAAATATTCGCACCGGCATTTGTAACAACAAAGTCTAATGCGATAAACTCTGCAACTCTTGTGGGTTGTAGAAATATCTTTCCTCTAAGTGTGTTATTTTCAACATCTGCCTGTGTCGTAGTCGTTGTATCAATTATAACTTTATACCTATCAACACCGCTTTGCTCCTGTATGTTTTGCATAATTGGATTAACCAATGCATTAAACTTATCAAGCGTTTCCTGCCTGTTTGGTTCAAATAGAAGTGTGTTTGCAACTCTTCTTACCTGTCTTCTAACATTTATAAGAAGCCTTCTAACATT